TCCCCATCACAGAAATTCAGGAGGACAAATCAAAGAAAAGAACAAATAATAACAATTAGAGCAACACCAGCTCCAACAAGCAAAAGCATCTGTAAACAAAAATCATCAAGCATTTTATCTTTATCATCATTTTTCATTTAATCACCTTACAGTTTATTATATTCATTAGTTTATCATATATTCATAGCTTGTCAATAACCTAAAGAGAGCATTTTGCTTATCGTGGTGTCACTCAGCCCCATTACATCAAGAGAGTAATGGGGCTGTGTTCGCTCGCTGGCGCTCGCTGGTGCATATCTATTCGCTAACCGCGCTCACGCTTGGTTACAAAACAGAAACTCCGAAGCAGAGCTCCGGAGCTTTCTGTTTTCTTTATCTCTGATGCTTAGAACGTTTAGGACCTGATCCAAGAAGAGCAGCATTATACTTTTCCATAAGTTTAGCATACTGTTCAGCAGAAACAGAACCTTCACCGGAGGTAGAACCTCCTGTAACATCAAGACCAAGAGCCTTGAGAATAGAATTAACAGCTTGAACATAGTTCGAAGGATAATTCTGCTCAAGAAAAACCTGATTCTCAAATCCTTTATCAGTCTGATACTTACCAAGAGCATAATGCATATTGGCATTGTACTTAGAGCCAGCATAACCAAGCTCGGCACCATATTTAGAAGCATCGGCACCGATCTGAGCAACGAGCTTCTCCATAGCGGTGTACTTATCAGCTACGGCCTCTTGAGTCCGAGCATTAACATTAGCAGTCTGAAGCTGGGTTTGTGCCGAAAGAACAGAGCCGAGAATCTGAACCAAAGCAGCATTAGCAGAAGTATCAACCTCGCCTTTAGCGCCGGCAGAAGTAACACCAGAAGCAGTAGCGCCGGAGGTAACGGCAGCGCCGTTACCTCCCATAGCACTTAGAACCGGATTAAGACCGGCAGCTTTAAGATCGCGTATTTCACGCTGATGTGCAGTATTGCTCATATATTCCTGCCAAGAACGGCTTTTAGCAGCCTCCTGAGCGTTGAACTGCATAGCCAAGGCATTTTGTCTCTCCTGCCAGTCGCGTTGCTCAGAAGCCAACTGAGCGCTTTTAGCGGTGTTTTCAGAGGCAGTCCGGGTAATGCGAGAAAGAGCAGAATCCAAATTTCCAACAGCCGGCACGCTCTGAACCTGAGCAGCATCCTTACCAGTAGTCATGAAATCACCTCTCAATGGTGGTCAATCAGACCAGGAATAGAGTACATAGGCATAGGCCGGGTAGTCCGATTCTTAATGTAGATATCGGCAAACAACTGATTGCTGACAGCGGAAGTAACTGCAAGCACACGATCAACATTAGCCTTATCCTCACGAATCCAAGAATCCGAAAGCATAGGAAGAGCGGAATAATCATCGGCAAGATGCCAAACGTCAAGAGACTGGGCATACTGAGAACGCATCTCGCCGGTAACACGGGAGGGCTTATAACGGTAATCAGCCCACGCTTCTTGATAGCCGAAAACCTGATCATCAATGACAGCACCAGCAGAATCCTTAACACTGGGGCCTTGGGCAAAAATCTCCTTGTTCTTCACAGCCTGTTCGCCGATATTGGCGAAAACAGGCCAATAGTAATCAAAACGATCCTTACGAGACCAGAAACGTTCAAGACCCTGCTGATAAGTATGATCGTAACGAGCAACCATAACACCGATGACAAAACCATGCTCTGTGAAAGACTTGGTGAAATCGGAATGAGAATCCGTAGTGACAGACATGCCGGTCACAGTACCCTGTGCAGTCTCGCCGGAGGCCGTGGCCGACTGCTGGACAACCTGATTGATATTGATAGGGACACGGTTACCGCCGAGATATTCAGGACGCTGAAGGCGGGCATCAGGAGAAGTGACGCCAAAATGAGACTTGAGAATTTCGATATAGCGAGAACCACCGCGTGCGTCTTTCTCGTAGAGCTTCTGAATCTGGAACGCCATACGAAGCTGATTGATAGAAGCACCGAGACCACCGGAAGAAACAGCATACATATTATCAATCAACGGCATAAAAGGAGAAGAAGTATACTGATTGCCATCCGGCGTCTGAGAACCCAAATTAGACCCAGGTTCAAACTTAAAACGAATACCACCGGTAATATTATTACCAGTAGAAACAGTAGAAGAATAAGCTGAATAAGGAACAGTACCCAAAACATCAGGATCAATTCGAGAAACACGAGTAACAACAGGATACTCACCAGACGTGGCCGAGGGAATCAAAACATCCGGGCCTTTCTGCGGAGACGGAAGACAACTCGTGAAATAGTCATGATACTTGGCAGCCTTATAAGGAAGACCACCTTTTGCAACGTCGGTCACGAACGTACCAGTATTGACACCAGCTACAGTAGCATCATCGACGGGAACGACGAGCGGGTCAGATAGGTTTTCATCACGAAACCACTCATTCATGACCAAGGCATAAGCTCGGAAGGGAAGAGCACTAACGGAAAGATTAGGAACGCCAGTAGGGATACCGAGATAGTCGGCAATAGTTCCAACAGACCATCCAGTATCAGCAGGTGCAGTAATCTGAGGAATTTCATACTCTGTCTGAGGAATCCACGCGGATTCCGTATTCTCACCGTTGAACTGCTTCCAATGAGACCAGGTAAGGCGGTTCGGTACGAAGAAGAAATACGTATCGAGATAGATGTTATCCATGACAGGAGTGAGCAACGTCTGCAGGCGCACGACCTTGGATGTGTCCACGTTGAACGTATCACCCGGTAATACTTCGTCAACGAAAAAAGGTACAATGTCACCAACATTAAACGAAGTCTTAAGAGAATGCGAGCGGTCAAACGTCGAGCGCCGGATATCGATATTCGTGGGATTAAGCGCGAAATGAGATTCAACATTGCGGTTCATTCGGTAACCTCCTTTTTCGGCTCAACAGCCGATTTTTCCTCCTGGGACGGGTCATACTCTCGCTCGGGCTTGATTCCGAGCTTGTCGAGGAAATCAGGCTTGTCCATACCAGCCATGAACTCCGCAAAGTTATGGTTAAACTTTGCGCGGATATCGACCGGAAGAGAATTGAAAAAGCTCTGACCTTCATTGACCTTGTTGAGGAGTTCAGCATAAGACGTGGGCATATTGGTAAAATCACCATAAGCGCCTTGGACACGCGAAAGCGCGTCAACGTCGCCATTCTGAAATCGAGCAAGAATCACGTGGATATCGACGGATTCGGCGTGGGATTGAATGAAATCGTAAAGGTCTTCTCGGCCAGATTCAACGAGATCCATAACACCATTTTCATCAAATTTAGGCTGATAGAGAATCCGTTCGCGCTGACCTCCATTTGAAATGAAGCGAGTTCGCGGACGATACTGAGTAGAGAATCCAAACTTTCCATCATACATGATTACACATCCTTTCTCTGGATGGACGTACCATCCAAAATCACCTCGGGAAGCTGGGTCGAAATCGTGCCGGTCTCGTTATCAAACTCACCGATTTTGCAGAGAGCATAATCCTCAATGTGGGAAAACAGAAGACTTTCCTTCTGCATACAGGCGTGAGCAAAATTCCGCATAGCGGAAGAATCGTTCTGGTCTACCGTAGGGGGAAGAAAGCCCGTCCGGGCATCACGAATAGAATAAACACCGTACTTCATTCTTTTACCTCCAAAAAATAGAAATACTCTTACCGGAAAAACGTTCAGCAGCATCTTTAAGAAAATGATGCTCCATCCAATCAGGACCGATAGCAACGATTTGATCATCTACAACAAGACAAATCACAGCCGGATACCTCCTCGGAAAACAGTAGGGTTAATGTTAATCTTCTTGGACTTCGCGGCAGTACGACGAAAGACCTTCTTGTCTTTCTTGGGACGCATTTTCTTACGCATTAGATAGAACTCCTTTTTAATGATTTTATTCTGGCCAGCTGGTTGCGTTCTTCAACGGCAAGCTGGTCTAAATAACTAAGTGTGGTTTTCTGTAATTTTGCTTTCTGCGCTTCAGCTGCCATCTTCTGACGAACAGCTTTAAGTCTGGCAGATTCTTCCGGACAATCGACATCAAAGAGCTTGTCATAATACTTCGGAGGTCGAAACTTCCTTCCTCCTTTCTCAGTCGAAATGTTGATGAACTCATGTTCATATAGGTCAGGATGATCTTCATAATACTGGCGAGCGATACCAGGTTTTCGAGACATAAGCGAAAACTCAGGAAGAATGTTAAAATTCTCGTAAAACTCAGCTTCAGGGCCGGTGAGCTTCTTCATGACATAACGAGCAGTATATGCGCAGGTCTCCCAGGTCACAGGAGCTACAACAGCAAAGCCATTCGGCCAAACTTCTTGCAGAGACGCAGAATTGAAGTATTGGAAACCTTGAGCAGATCGCTTATAAGGTACAAGGTCATAAAGCTCCAATCCAAAAATGATTGCATGATAGTGAGGGCGAAACGTCAGAGAACCATACTCACCGGAAGCAAAGAAACGAATACCTTCACCAAATTTTTTTCGAAGACGCTTCATAAAAAGCTGAAAATCACGCTTCACAAGGGACATACTCGGCAGGGCCTCGCCAGTCTCCGGATCAGAATAATAATGGATCGGAACATGAGAATCATCGTAAGTGAGCGTTACAAAGTAACTTGACTTGTGATATTCAAGCTCAAGCATACAACGATTCGCCCATTCACGCGATCTCTGAATACGACAGCCAGAACATTTACCGCAAGGTATTTCAATGAACTCGGTAACATCACCGGGACGGCCATAAGCAGGATGCGTACAACAAGCAAAACCTTCACCAGCACGCTCGAGATGGTCTACCTCGTAGCTCGTTACCTTAAGCAACCGTTTACCATCTTTTTCACCTAAGACAAAGGCTTTAAGAGGATGATAGCATGGCAAGAAATCACCTTCTTTGTATGGGGATATCGTACCCCCATACATTTTGGGAAATTTCAAAAACTTTCGCAGCAATGGCAGGTGTTTCGGGAATCGGCGCGAAAAAATGGGTAGACGGAAAGGTAGACGGCGACCCTCTCGGAAAACCAGCAAGCCCTTGCGCCCCAGGCGTTTCGGCGGGTAGACATCGGGTAGACATGGACGGTTTTGGGGCAGGCTGCCCGTCAAATGCAACAAAATCCGACGCTTTTAGCACTCTTAGAGCGAGAGTGCTAAAATTCATAGTCCGTTCACACAAATGCGTATCTTTGGACACAATTCCGGGGTAGACTCTGAGTCAAGAAAAGCAAAGGAAGACAAGCTCCCGAGGCTTTCCAAATCTCGAATTTTCGGAGGTATTCATTATGTTTGAACTGAGACCTTACCGCAACAATAACCACATGACCACCTATGACCCGTTCCGCGACATGGAGGCGCTGGAGCGCGCATTCTTCGGCAACCGCGACTTCCTCGGCGACGTCGGCACGTTCAAGACCGACATTCAGGACAAGGGCGACCATTACCTGCTCGAGGCCGATCTGCCCGGCATGAAGAAGGAGGACATTGCCATCGACATCGACGGCGACAACCTGACCATCAAGGCCGAGCGCAGGAACGAGCACGAGGAGAAGGACAAGAGCTACGTCCGCTGCGAGCGCAGCTACGGCAACTACGCGAGGAGCTTCGATATCTCCGGCATCAAGGCCGAGGGCATCAAGGCCAGCTACAACGACGGCGTGCTGAGCCTGACGCTGCCGAAGAAGGACGTCGAGGTCTCCGGCAGCCGGAGACTGGCGATCGAGTGAGATCTGCCGCCTGAGGGGCGGCGCGGGATTTGCCGCCTGACGGCGGTGCGACCAAAGGGGCCATTCTCTACCGTAGAGAATGGCCCCTTTGAAACCCCAAGAGAGCGCAAGGGGCAAGCCCCTTGACCCCGAACTGCTCATATTAAATTACCCTTTTGGCAACCGTATGTTTGACTTTTTCTTCTGAACGATCTGGTGTGCTTCTCTTTCTGCTCAGCCGCTGCTGCGGTGCTGGTACGAGCTGCTGTTAAAAATTTCTTCCGAAACCCCACCGCAGAGCGGCAGCGGCCGCAAGGAGCAAGCCAAATCGAAAGCGGCAATAAGAAACTGCACGCACTCCTTTGCGCAGCGCGTGCAGCATCAGCCTTGCAGAGGCGGGCAATGGCAGGTCAAGGGCGCAGCCCTTGCGGTCTTGGGGAATCGAAAGGGGGCCATTCTTTCGCTAAGAATGGCCCTCTTTCCTTATGTGCCGCGTGGGGTGCGGCGGGGTGAGGGGCGCGTTGCCGTTTGCCGTGCAACAAAAGGCCCCTGCGTGTCCCTCATTTAGAATCACTCGCAGCGGTGTAACAAAAATACAGGAATGTTACAGGTGAGTTACAAATCGGCCAAAGCGGTTGACGGGCGGGAAAGCCGGGTGTAATATGAGCATGCAATTGATGGTGGGCCAAGGTGAGTTCCCGGTTCAGTTACGGGAACGGCATGCCACGGTAAGTGGATCGAGAAACACCCAAAAACACCTGATTTTGCAATACAAATCCGCGAATGGGGG